GCGCTGCAACTACAACTTCTGCAGGTGCTTGACTGCGACCGATACCGCTCATAGCAAGCAAACGCTCTAAGGTATCAAAATCCTCATCAGTAGCGGTAACAGTCATGCTCTTGTGGCTGCCTTGATCATCGATGTTTTGGCTCATCACGATGTTCATGCTTTCGCGCAACTGCTTTTGGCTTTCACTGTAAGCATATACATAACCGGCTGTGTCTGGACCATTGTTGGTAGCACCCGGACCTGAGAAAGGTGGTGGTCCAAGAGGAGCATCTTCGTCCATCTCTTCTTCGTCGTCCCATTCAATGTCTTTGGTTACTTTTTCACCAGCTCGCTCAGCGTTGTCGTCTTCGCCGCCGCGCTTGTGACCATGGATATGATCCTTGTGACGTTCGTCGTATTCTATATCGTGCGCAACTTCTTCGCCCGCTTTTTCAGCATGATTGTCGCGATCAGTTGTGGATTCTTCATCCATCATCTCACCGCGGCTGTCTTCAAGCTGTATAGTGCCGGCATATCCTGGGCACTCCTCGAGACCATGCACTGGACATTCCTCAAGTGCTGGTGTCATGTTGCACTCGTCCATCTCATGCAGATGATCGTCTATTCCCTGTGTACCCAAGGACTCAATAGCCCTAAGCTTGCCCACTATGCTATGGAAATCCATGGTATTAACCCTTCCTTACAAATTCTGGTTTGTTGGGAGTTTTTGTTGCTCCCATGTTTACTCTCTTGCCGTCACGGTCCTTGTAGAACCTATACATTATCTGCGCGCCATCATCAAAGTTACCTTCGGATCCTAAACCGCTACGTGGTGTAGGATCTTCTGGCATGGTCTTATTTGTGCGTGTCATTGGCTTAGGTGTATCGTACCTAGCATTAAAGTCTGTCATGTCCTGAACAGGCTCACGAGGAACGACCTTGTTCATATCCATCCAACTAAACAGAGGAGCCGGTGCATGATACTCGTCGCTTGGACGGGTTGCTTTAACACCAGCAAGATAATCCAAGAAACGCTTGTTATAGGCATCACCGTAGACATCGTTGACCACAGGCTGTTCTATGTCTTGATAGAAACGATCAGTATCAAGTCGTGCTGCAGAGGTTAAACTGTCATCTTTGGCAATCTTCTGAAAACCTCGATCAGTCATGTAATCGTCGGTGTACTCTTCTACTGGCTCAGTCGCGGTGCGTACTACTATGTTCTTTTCTGGAACATTCAAAACTTCGCGCAAGCCTTCCATGGTAATATAGCTGCTCAGAGGCATTGTTGTAACAAAATTGATCTGCCATACTGTTTGATTTGGCACATCAACAAAATCTCGCGTATCTCCTGCAAGCAACACAGGGTGGGTCATCTCAACAAGACCAAACTGCGTGAGATACCGCTCAGCCGCGTCAAGCTGCTCGTCGCTCGGTTCTGCAGCAAGTTTAATTACGTACCCGTATTCTCGAGTGCTTTCAGCGAGATATTCTCTGAACGACTTCATGGCCATAGATGCTCCAATGTGATGTTATTTAGCGTCTCTTTCGATTTCATCAAGCTGTTTCAACAGTTCGTTACGATCCATCAATGTAGCTTTAACATCAACTGCTTCGCTACTCGGAGTCTTGATTGCTCTATCCATCTTGAGCTTGTCCAGCTGCAGTTTCAGCATCTTCAGCTTCTTATCAACCTTGGCGTTCTTGGCATCAACTGCTATCTTCAGCATCTGGCTGCTGCTGCTGAATATTTCACCAGCGTGGCGTAATTCAACATTCATGCCCAGATCCTGTAGATCCATATGTGCCTTGATAGCGAGATCTGCCAGATGATCCATTTCAACATCATGCTCATCCTTGCCACGTGCGGTGGATAATTGCTTATCTATGTCATTTGCAAGAGCTAGAGCAGCATGTATGTCTTCATTAGAAGTCTCAGCTACCTCTGTTTCTTCTTCGACTGATTCTATATCAAAGGTATCTTCTAGGGTCTTGAAACGTTTAGCCATCAGCGTTTCCTCTTGGGCTTTGTGATATATATGTCGCTTTCAGTGAGGATCCTGAAAGTCATGCCATTCTTCTTGCAAAATGCCATAGCTGCTGCCCATTTAGCAGTGTTTAATATGAGGCTTACCTTATCGCGCTTGCTCTTGGCATTCTCTGCAATAGCTTCTTTGCTGGGTTTAACTTCTACCACTTCTGCTCGGCGATTTCCATTCTTGTCTTGGTATAACACCATGAAATCAGGCACGTATTGGCTAGGTTTACCCGTAAGAGGATTAGTGTAGGGTATGCGCAGACTCTCGCTAGCCCACTGTATCACGCTTGGATGTGTGTCAAGGAAGTTCATTACGGTTAGTTCCCAGCTGCTGCGGAACACTACATCAGCTTTGCCAATCAGTTTAGCTGGGTTCTTTGGTATGAAACGACCTTGGCTGTACTTACTCATGGTTAGAATACTCTGTTATTGTTGATATGAATGCATCTAATTCGGGATTAGATGCAGCCAAAGATGTATTACGTAATTCATCTAATTTGCTATTAAGTTTATGAAAATCATCCAATAATTTAATGTCTCGGTGTTCGTCTGCACCGAGGAAACTGCTTACTATAGAATACATTTGTCCATAAATTGGCCAGTCGCTACGCTGCTCATATCTAGCAGATACTGGTAGTCGCAGGTGCATAGGTATGTTTAATGCAGACATGCTGTTTGGCCAATGCAAGAACACAGGAGATATACCAGGTTTCGTAGATAGATTATTAGCCCAATCTACTAACTCATCCATCATATCGTAATTGTAGATGGATATAGTCGGCTGTATGTGATACACTATGTTTTCATTATTTCTGCGCAGATCATCTATTTTCATAGTGACATGATTTATGGTTTCCCAATCGCTGTCGGAACGTATGTACTCAGAAATTGCTCCAAAACCGTCGATGCTAAGACAGAATCTAACAAGGCGACATTTCAGCAATAGATCTAACAATTCATCAGTTATAAACTGCATCGCATTGGTGCTCATCATAACATACAGCTTGTCAATCTCTCCATGTTGGTCGATGAGTCTTAATGCTGTGTAAATCCTATCTTGATGCAGCAGAGGTTCGCCGCCCAAAAAGGTTAGTGTTCTGGTAACCTTGGCTTCTTCTATGCTGAGATGCCAATCATTTTGCATCAATCCTGCAGCCGGTTGACCCATAGCTATCTCATCAGCTGCCCATTTGCTGGATCGAGTACTGCTACACATACGGCATCTAAGATTGCACACATTGCTGAGATCTACTTCTTGGCTACGTACACTAATAGTGTCTTGCCAATCAATGCCAGTAAATTCTGCATCTTCAAAGCCAACTTGCCTCACGCTTTTCTTACCATGCGACTCAGAATGGCTGCATTTCCAACAATTAGACGGAGGCTGGTGATCAAGCATCTTTTGTCTAAGATCTTGCATGAAGTCGCTGTGTATGAACCCATCTCGAGTTTGTATTTCGGATTTACTCCATGCACAGCAGGGTAGCGCATTTCCGTCAGTACCAATTTTTTGATGATACCACGGATAGATGCAATATGGTACAGATGTCACGAGGTTAATACCGCTTCTATGGTTGGCCCTAGTGTTGGATTATTGATCCACACAGGGTTAGGATTGATCCCCACATATCCTAGCTGGCTTGTTGGCAGTCGAATGCTGTTCACAGTAGCAAGGAAGTCATTTATCATTATGCCCTTCTTGAACAGATTGGTCACAGGTTGGCCAGTCTGGCTGGCATAATATGTGGCCATGTTAGCCAATACTTCTATTAGTTCTTCTGGCACATTTGGACCACCAAACATGCCTTTAGCCAGCTCGTATGTACTGGTGCTCATGCTGGTTACATATCGAGCAGGTGCCTGCGATAATGCGTAGTTTCCATAATCACTGCTGTTTGGTAACGGAGAACCAGCAGAATTAGACCATTGCCAATTTCCGTTTTGATTAGTGCCCTTGATCTGGCCACTCTGCATTGCTAGCTGCTTGCGTATATTATTTTGGATAATATCTCTATTGCCTGACATTTGATACCTCAGTAATCACTGTTGTCGTATGGATATACCACCGGAGGAGGTATGTTGTCGCTTGGGTCTCCGCCGTATGCGTAAGGATCATCTAACGGTACAAAATTATTTAGATTGCCGTAATTGTTATCTTGTACACCACCAAATCCCACAGCATTTCCTGTTGCAACTGTGATACCAAAACTATTGTTAGACAGCGCAACTCTTAGGCTTAGTCCTGGACCTACAGTAGCATTTGGTCCAGGTTGATATGGATATTGTTCATATCCAGTCGGTATGCCATAGTTTGTATATTCTGGTTGGCCAACTTCGATAGATATTGCTACCCCGTCTTGTTGTACTCTGCGTCTAGCTGCTTGTATCTGTTGAGCTTGCGTTAGATATCTACCGTTTCTGCTGTTGTATCGATTAAACGTGCTGTTAATAAAGTTTGGTCCGTATTGATCTAGATAGATACCTGGCCGCGCTGTATAGAAAGCATTATCGTCTGGAACACCAGGTCGATAGCTAAATTGACCTGGATATCTAACTGGTTGTGCTGTATAGAAAGCATTGTCGTCTGGAACACCAGGTCGATAGCTGATATCTCCGGTCAACGGATCAGTGGATACTGTATAATTTTCCCCAGATGATTGTACTTGTCCTGCACCAAAATTATAGCTGCCAAACCTACCTTCGCCAATCATTACTCCGCCCTTGGTGCTCATGAAAACATCTTGGTTAGATGCAGCAGTAGGTAAGAATTGATTAGACACCGGCAGCTGACCATTTGGCAATCCGCTAATTCCGTAATTTTCAGGTACTATAACATCGCTTGGTTGGCTACCGACACCCTGCCCGCTGAATGTAGTGTCATTAGCGCCAACTGCAGTAGCAAATTGATTTTGGCTACCAGGTACCTGCTGTGTCTGTATCGGTGCACCATTTTGAGCAACATTTGGTCCATATTGGGTCTGGCCAATTAATGTAGCATAATTGGTGCCATTCATGCCAAAATTAGATATAACACTGGCACTGGGTTTGGTTATGTCAGATACGATCGCCGTAGCAGCCGAGTTAGCTTGGTTTGAATATCGGTGAGGTCCGGCGCCTGTAGATTTTGGCGTAATAGTTGCTGCCTGTGTACCAGGTGGCTCGAGTGTAGCAGAAACGTCAAATCCAAACTGATTGGCTAATTCTGCTGTTATGGTACCGCTGTCATATTGAAGCGTTTCATAGGTCAGCGTCATCTTCAATTCTTCTAAACCGCTGTCGCTGCTGTCGTTATTTCCCCAATCCACAGCCGATATCTTGGGATTTAGATAGGTAGTTAACGAATACTCTTTGCCAAATATCTGATATAAGTCAACGCTGGTGAAGAAGTTTACCTGTTCTGCTAAAGGACGAAGACCCCATCCTGTGCTATCGTCAAATGTCGGATCAACCGGATTTGATTGCATGGTCATGGAAGATTTGAACCTAGCATCGCCGAAGTAGTAAGTGAAGTATTCTACCCAAAGATCAAACGGTTGATTATCAACCGTATCGTACATGGTTAGGTTTAGAGGCTTATATTCTGATTTAACATACGCATATCGCTTGCGATTGTATTGGTTTAATTCTCGTTGCTGTAGATCGATATTTGGTCTATCAATTGCCTTGATCTTGAAGCTAACACCAGACCTAGTGCCTAACAAATTCAGTGCAGGATACATGCTCAGCGCCTGTGCATTTACATTGAAGTTGGCATAGTACATGTATTTGTAGCGAGGTATCGCATACATGCGCTGGCCAGGACTTTGCAGTCCAAAGAAATACGAAGCATAGGGTTTTGGTCGCAAGATTTGAGTAGACATGCAGATATTTATTCAAGAAAAAGCCGCTGTTTTTGGCAGCGGCTTTTGATTAACGTGATGTTAATGCTATGGTTATGACATTATACCAAAGCCCGTAGGCTGAGGCTGAGGAGTCATAATAGTCTGATCCTGTGTAGCATTGTCATAGCGGATTGTAAGTGTAATCATCATTGATTCACTGTTGCTGTAATCAAACTGATCATACGCAACCGTTTCAAGATAGCAGCCTTCGAGGTACCAATTCTCAAGCACCCCGTCATTAGAACCGTCTAGTGTTTCTATCTGCGTGGTAAACTTATAGTTGATGCCTGCTAAGAAGCTGGTTTGATCGAAGTGATTCATCTGCTTCTGTAGCTGATAGGCAACCAGCGTGCTAACGCTGCTGTTTACGTCATCGCGCACTGCAATTTCAATGGTCTGCCATTCTGGTTTTTGTGGCAAATATACGATATTGTTGTAGCTATGGATTGATGTGCTGTTGTGCTGTATGCTAGGACGGCCTGCAGTAGCCACTTGGCGAGTGAGCTCAATGGCTGCACCACTCGGACCAAAGCTCTGCATGCTAATCCTAAAGCGATACTTCAGCTTTGGCATCAGTATGCCGGTACCACTGATTCCTGGTACGACCGGCACACCAAACTTGCTGAGTGTTGGTTGGAAAGCCATGTGTTAGTCTCCTTGTCTTGCTGAAGTATTTATACCAGACGACGTTGATAGCTTAGAGGCCTAAATTGCTCGCATACAGAACTAGACTTTATAATTACAGTATGAGACATGGAATTTTTGCTTTACAGATAATTGCCTATCTATCAGTGATACCTATGCTGATGTTTGGTCATTGGTATCATTATGCAATCGGCGCGGTTGTATATTTCTTATACGGTTGCATAGGTATGATCATGACATATCATCGCTTGCTTACTCATCGCAGTTTCAAATGTCCGCTTTGGTGGGAATACCTCGGCGCAATATTTGCTACTTTCAGCTTAACCGGTAGCGCGATATCATGGGTAGCTATTCACCGTAAGCATCACCGTTATGCAGATACCGATAAGGATCCTCATAGCCCAGATTATCTGGGATGGTGGCGAGTGCAATTCTGCACAGCATATGCAGATGTTGAGGGTCGGTATGCAACTGACCTCATGCGCAACAAATGGTATCTCAAACAGCACACCTATTATCTATACTTACAACTAGCATTGATAATAGCATTAGCAGCCATTGATCCATTTGCAGTTGTATACATGTATCTGTTTCCAGCATTCTTAACTCTTTTTCTGGGCACATTGATCCTTTCGACTGCACATCACGATAGGAAACCACGCAATCTTTTCTTGCTAGCGATGCTAACATGGGGCGATGCATTTCATGCGATACATCACGATAACAGCCAACTGTATAGGTTACACAAGTATGATATCACTGGTTGGTTGATAGAAAAACTGTTTGTTAGATCAAATGATAAAACCTCAACTTTGGTCTAAGAACTTTGGTGTAAATAACATTGCAGAGGTTTATTGGGGGTTAAAATGTCTGATGCATGGAAAGGACGCTACGAGTTACCGGTCATTAGAAGACTTGATATCGGATTTGACATCGGAAGACTTAAAGCAGAACTTAAAGATTTTGCAAGTGACAAAGTCTGGGACGGATTAGGTTCAGACTACGCATCGCTGTGCGAAAATCACACAAAGTTGCCAGCTATGTTTTTCAAAGATGAAGAACTAGAAGGCATCAATCATGTATGCGAGCTAGACTGGGAACACACTAGCTATCAACAACTAAGTCTTACAGAATACGACGAAACGTTTAGTTTAAACCAGAGAACTGAAAAGTCTGGTAGTGCCTGGGATAATAGGATTGCCAAAGGTAAGTCAGAAGCCGACGAGCGTTGGTTCCGCAAGGTAAAGCAAGATGTACCTCCATATCTCAGAGAAGTGCTTGCTGCATTCCCTGGTTCTCATAGAGCTAGATTTGCTAATCTAGCGCCGCATTCTGAGGTTAAACCGCACATTGACTATGATACGTTATATGGTGTTAGACTACACATTGCATTTGATACTAACGAAGAATGCTTCAACGGTGGCTGGGACAAAGATGGCAACGAAGTTAAACACCATATACCAGCAGATGGATCAGTATGGTTCGTGAACCCGGGTGTCAAACACTACGCTATAAACGGTGGCAGCACTCCGCGAAATCATCTCATCATAAGCATAGATAGCCAAGAGCCCATAGAACATCTTTATTGATAGTTTTTGGACAAACCGTTAGCATATAACATTCATAATAGAAAGTTCTATCGCAATGTTCGAAAACAAATACATCATAAACTTCAAGAAGCCGCTGCTAAGCTTCAAGCAGTGGGATGAGATACAAAAAGAAGCACGTCGCAGAGATGACACCTATAAGTTTGGTCTAAACTATCGCTGTCAGGTATCGCACTATGATTTTGCTATAGAACTACAAAAACAGATACCATCGCTGCGTGATGTATTTTTCATATTAAACACCAACCGTCTTGCTAGAGAATTTCCTCCGCATATACAAGGTACACCTGGTAGCGGCGGAGCAGCTAGCATTAACTGGCCTATCCTCAACTGCGAAGCACATAGTCCCAGCACCTGGTATACTTGCAAGACAGAAGTTAGATTCAAGAATGATCTCTACAAGGACAGCTATCTAGTAGACAATGTAGAAGATCTGGAACCAATACACACCGAGGCAATGTTAACCAGCACAGGACTACCCTGCTTGTTCCGCAGCGATGTCATACACAAGGGTTTCAACAACATGCCCAAAGGCGAGACGCGGACTATCATCAAGTGGGAGATGTCTGAGGCCAGCTGGGAAGAATCCTGTGTTATCTTACATAATATGGGTTACATAGACGTAGATTGACAGGAACATTATAATCATGGACAAAACTGGTAAGAGCGGCAAATATTTCTATTCAACAGAGCATGTGCCAGACATCGTAATGATGTCAGACTATCTGCGCAATGTTTATGATCATATCAAATTGATACCAAAATATAGGCCTGTCAAAGAAGCACTGTTCTTAAGAGACAGCACGTTTGACGAGGTCAGTGCCTTGTTTCCAGAGATGGAAGAATTTAGGGCGAAATATAATCTAGACAAGCGTATGACATTTCTAGAATACAAGGGCAGGCACACATACTTAAATCTACCACACGATCACGAAAGCGTAGACAGCAATCTGTTCTTTCCGATCTATTACAGTGACCATGCCGGTACCGCATTCTTTGAACCAACACCTGACCAGATAATAGAGATCAAACCTCTAAAGCTAGGAGTTGCTCTAGGCGATCCAGTAGATAAGAAACGTTACAGCTGTCCGTTAGATACCACACCGGCAGAAATAATCGGTGGCAATCGTCCAATAATATTTAGAGTCTCAGCACTGCACAATGCCTGGGAAGCTGAAATTGGCCATCCAGACAATTATCGTCGAGTGTCAATATCCTGGGATTCGATGCTGGGATTTGATGATATGGTAGCATCATTATCATAATGCAAGATTTTGAACTAACCACCATATACGATCCAACAGACCAGCGCCTAGTTGAATTTAGAAAATCTATCTACAGAGATGATCTAAGCATTGACACAGAATTACTGTCAGTTACAGAAAATCACAATTGGTGGATAACCAATTACAGTGAGGATGCATACAAGTATTCAAACCGTAAATGGTTTGATGTAGGATTTGATGCCATAGAAGTTGCGCTCGAGGATGGTAAAGTAGTAAGCATGGGCGGGGCAAAGGTGTACGACGACACTGCAGGAAATAAGTTTCTCAGAGTAAACATGTTCTATTACATACTCAAAGCATATCGCAGCAAATATAACGGAATAGTATACGTCCACCAAGGATTCTTTGACCGACATATCATGTTTGCCAAAGCTACGAGATGCAAAGGTTTATTCTTTACAATATATGCTCACTCGTCTAAACTCAAGGCAATGGTATTAAATCATACTACTCGAAGAATAAGCCATGTTAGATCAAAGCTTAAACACTGGGACGATTTACAGCATATGGGACAACATCAATTCAATGATGTACCGCAAGATTTCTTCTATTATCCATTTTCTGCTACCAAATTCGAACCATCGCAGTTAATCCTATGAAAGAAACACATACTCGCACTATAACGAGAATGATAAGTTACAGGCTAACTGCGTGGTTATTAACGCTGCCGTTGACTTACCTTTTCACAGGGGACATCGGCAGTGCTACCGGATTTGCAACACTGCTGCATGTGTTTCTAAGCCTTGATTATTACATACACGAACGCATATGGTTAAGAATCAAATGGGGAATCACAAAACAATGAAAACCATGCTAACACTGCCAACCGATCCAACGATATCAATTGATATTGATCTGTCGTCATCTGATGCGGTTGTTGTAGATACCACAGGCAAACATTTAGTTGCTGGCAAAGCCAACGGCGACACGTATATCGCAGATTACATCGTGCATGATTTCACAAACAATGATTTTTATGCAGAATTTGGTGCACTGTATCGGATGATAGGCAAAGCTATTGATCTAAAGATCAGCAAAGTTGTTATGAGCATGCCACTATCCAATGACGATGTTGTTTACAAACAGCATCTAATTGAATTATCAAATGGCATGTATATGTACGACATAGCCAAACGCTATCAAGAAATTGATCAGATAGCAATGACACACAACATACTGCCCATGGATACCTACGAAACACTACCAGTAGAACATCATTACGGCGAAACTCCAGAAATGTATGGTTGCGTAGTAGAGCTAGCTATAGATCCAATAGATCCAGAACGTTTAAGGAAAGAACTAGACGACTGGGTAGGCAGCGAGCGACCTCACTATGTGTCTGACAGGTTTCAGAAATTTTTGGTACCCGCAGCAGAAGTCATCAACTATCTAAAGCATGTAGGGTTTACTACTGAGAAATATGCCAGCCATCCGCTTAACATACAAGGAACTGCAG